ACAAGCACCGTCCCAAGGCTCGGTGCGCTCCTCCATGTGCAGACCCAAAAGCTTTAAGCCTTCTGTGTAGGCTTTCTCCCAGTCTTTGCGTGATGCCCTGTCTTGGTCAATGTCATACTCAAGGTCGCCTGCAACCGTCTGCAGTTTTGAAGCATTGAGGTACTCGGCCAAGTTATCGTCAAACTCTTCTTCGCCTTGGGTGGAGTCCTTGGGCTCCATGTCAATCTCCATGTCCCCAGACTTAATATGCACTTCTTCTGGGTCTACGATCTCTATCTCCAAGGGTTCTTCACCAGCGCCCAAGGCATCGAGCCCTGCTGGTGCTTGATATAACGATTTGTCAAAACTGCTTGTTGCCATGATGATCCTTAATAATAAGCTGCTGTGCGACGGCGACGATACATTGGCTCGTCTCGCTCATCCGAGTCTAGCGAAATAAACCCGCCTTGCCTATAGCGCATCAAGGCTTGTGACGTAGTATCCACATAGTCATCATTCTCGCCAACGGGGAAAGCCGCCACCTCTTCAATTACTTCTCGCGCCCATCTTGTGTCTGGCGCCCAGACCATGCCACTGGCAAAGAGATCAGACACAGCGTTAAGCCTGACCATCTTATCATTGCCGCGGCTCGGATTGGTCTCTTGGACAGGGATTCCCATTGCTCTGAATTCCTGGATAAGTGGAGCTCCTGCAGCCTTTTTTTCCACAATGAACGCATCGGGTTGCCATTCTTTATAGTGTTTAAGTGCTATGGCTTTGAGTTCTGGAAATGCCATGCGGTCTTTGAAAGCGTCCAACAAGATGATCTGCGCCTTGTCGTTTTCCTCTTCATTGTAGAACACGCCCCATGTTGTACATGCAGAGTAGTCGGAATTATTTTTAGTCTCAAAGGCCGTATCCCAAGACTGGATCACATAGTCGCAGGTGGGCGGATCGTCTCTGTCCCAAATGCGCCAGTGTTTGCGAGAAATAATCGCGCTGGTGTCCGAGGTGGGTTGTTGCATGTACTGGGCGTTCCAATACCGTGGGTCAAGAGAGGCTTTGATCTTTTTGAGGGAGTCAAGCGGCCATTGCTCTGGCCATAGGGATTTCTCATCTTCTGTGCCTTCATTTAATATAGGAGGCAGTTCCACAATCTCCCAAGGCATGGCTTCAGGATTGCGTACTTGATAATCAATGAGTTTGCCCGTCAAGTCTAGGAGAGACCAGCGCGTCATAATAACAATGATCGCTCCACCCGGCATCAGACGTTGCAAAGGGCCTGTTTGAAACCAAGACCATGCCGTATCAAACGCCAATCGGCTGTTGGTCTTTACATCTTGTTCGCTATGAGGATCATCAATAACAAAAAGATCAGCTCCGCGGCCAGCAAGAGCGCCGCCGACACCGGCTGCATAATACTGACCTCCCAGCGATGTAGACCATTTACCAGCCGCCTTCTGATCCTCCGCCACTTGTGTGCTAGGGAAAATTTCATGGTATTCCTCTGATTCAATTAAATTTCGTACACGTCGTCCAAAGTCTTCCGACAGACCCGCAGTGTGCGTGCCCATGATGATCTTCTTGTCAGGAAACTTGCCTAAGAAGTAGGCAGGGAATAAATAGGACGAGAACTCAGACTTGCCATGACGCGGTGCAATATTAATGATCACACGCTTCTTGTTGCCTGCGATCACCTCTTCAAATATTTTGGCCAGCTTCCTGTGGTGGGGGCCTGTCTTGAATCCTGGATATACTGCCTTGGCAAACCCAAGGATATTAGTTTGTGCGGCCAGTAGACTGGCGCGCTTTTCTTTTCTGTCTAAATCTTCAAAGAGCTCTAGCTTCTCCGCCTTGGACATCCTAGGCAGATTTTGTTGGATGAGCTTGGCCTCAAGCGGCGTCAGACTCGTGAGCTTGGATAGATCCATTGGTTTCCAAATCAGTTATATCGTCATTGTTTGACAGTACATCCACCACGTCCATGAACTTATTGAGCTTGTCTTTGATGCGCTGGTCTAGCTCATCGTCACTCAACTCGGCTTTCTTGACTTCGATCTTCTCAGTGAACAACCCAATTTCAGTTACTTTGCCCAACAAAGCCAAAGCTTTGAGGCGGATGTTGGCGCTGGGGTTTTCAACTTCTTCAAGAATTTTAGCTACGGCATAGCCTCTAAGTTCTTTGGCCTGCTGTACAAACTCCCAGTCATAGGCTGTCAGCATTCCCACAAGATGCTGGACAGCGGCTGGGGTTTTGACTTGTGCTAGAGACTGGTGTGTGATTTCGGAAGGAGAGGCAGAAACAATATTGGCAAAAGATGTTCTCGCAGCTTGTGTTTCTAACTCATTTGTTATGGTATCTGTGTCTACAGCGCCCAGCTCTTTAAGCCAGTCTACTGTTTTAATCTTGGCGTCCAGCGCGTCTGTAGGCGTAGCTTTTTCCAGGGGCACGAATCCCTGTGGTGTTGTTTCCACGTCTGGTTCAAAATCTATCAAATGATCTAACATGCGTAGGCCCTTGCAACCTCGATAGCGTTAATGTACACTATATTTGAAGTCTGATGCAAGCAGTTGCCAAACTTGATTGCGTTTACTTCTCCTTTGTGAACGAAATGTTCTTTGCCCCACCTTAGACGTGGGGCTTTTTTTATGGGTCGTTGTCTAACGTTAGACATGGTAATTACAAAATTTTTATAAAATAATACTATGGTATTACTTAAGTGCTGGGAATCGGTGTGGAACAGTGTTCGGGGCGGGACTGGTGGGGTGGTTTAAATCTGGTTGGTGGGGGGTAGGTGGGGTTTAGCCATAGCCGTTTTTGACCTTCCTGTATACCCCGTCATGAGATACTATAAGTGTTGGAGCAGTACTATAGTTCTAACGTTCATCAACAAACGGGGTAAGCGTACCCCATTATCCAAAGAAAGAGAGATCAATATGTCTTTACAGTCATTAGTCATCAGTACGCTCAAAGCGTACACAGTTGTACTCGCCAATGCAAGCGAGCTCACCAAGCACGCCAAGAGCATGACGCTCAAGGCTTGGCGCAATGAGGTTGCTGTCATCATTGGCAAGCACTATGGTGTCGAGCCCCATGAGTCACAGAAGTCTCATTGGCTCACGTTCAAGAAGGACACCAAGGCAGAGCAGATGCTTGAGAAGTTTTTCAAGTTGCATCCCAAGTGGGCAACACTGCAAGCACCCAATAGCAACAGTCGCACAGAGGTCGCAGTGCCAGTCGCTGTGCAAAAGAAGACTAAGGAGTTGATCGCAGTAGTCGTTGACGCAGGCATGACTAAGGCGCAATTCGACAAGATGGTTGCAGAGATTCGCGCATCTGTGCAATTCAAATAATGGGGTAAGCGTACCCCATTTCCAATCGACAGCGCAGGGCGAGAGTCTTGCGCTGTTTTCTTTTATGTCTAACGAAAGGACTTTAATCATGAAACCACAATTCAAACACGACTGCAACTCGTGCGTATTCATTGGCAACATCTTCACCAACCTAGTCGTGTCGAATGTTAGGGTAGAAACCGATCTTTACCGATCATGCGAAATTAACGGCGGTTATCTTTTGCGTATGTCCAACGAAGATAACGACTACATCACCACCACCAATGTCAACAAATACCTTGGCGTGACGTTGCGAGCCTAAGACAACTTAGCCTAATGCTCGCAAGAGCATTGGGGTGCGCTGTTGCACCTTAACTGGAGAAACATCATGAAAGCAACACACTTCCCCCTCATCAAGAACGTAGGCACAATGTGCCTCCCCCACATCGGCGAGTTCGACATTGACTACATCTACCCCGAGCCCAAACGCTTCGACTACTTCCTCATCCGCATCGACTTGCACACTGGCACGCCCGAAATACTCAGCGGTGAAGAAGCCTTCGAAGCATGGCTCAACGAACGTCAGTAAGACTAAAGCACAAAAACAGTCCTTAGTCTTGCAAAAACTAGCTATCCAAAGACTAAGCACCTTTCCTAAACAATAGACACGCGCAAGTTGTTGATTTGTAATGCTATTCCGCTTTTCTGTCTTACTTACTTATCTATTTAAATATATATTTATATATAAGAGTATTTATATATGGGCACTCATACAAAATGGGGTAAGCCTACCCCGTTTTCCTTTGGGCTTTTGAGTACTTTAAAAAAGATAGCTTCGTAGTACAAAACAGCGGAAAGCAAACATTCATGCGCCTTGCCGAGTGTCGAAAGTTTAGTCTACAATGCGTAGTCTAGGACACCGACTGGATACTTGTTAAGACTAAGGAACAAACCATGAGTAAATCGTACATGAATATGCGCCCCAATGAATTGCACAACGCATTGATGAAGAGAATCCCCGAGCCTGAGATGCGCGAACTCAAGAAGGCGGAGATCGAACAAGCAAAGAAAATACAACGCTTTGCAAGACTAAGCAACTTCCAACACAAGCGATTGTGGGGTGAGTTGCTTTCGCCATTGAGGTACGAACTGAGCAATGCGAAAGTTGGCGCACGTTGGAATGGTAAGCACCTGCCCGAACGCCAGACTGCATTCAATGCGTACATAAGACTAATGACCAAATTGGAGAGCAAACTAGAAGCCTTGCAACTGCATCGAGATGACGAGGGCAAGCTACTGACGCCATCGCAAGTAGCCCAAGAACTGGACATCCCCAACAAGGGCGTGCATTGGACTGACTGGATACCGCTGACCAAGCGCACAGAGGTAGAGGTTTTGTTTGAAGCAGTACCGCACACACCCAAAGCCAAGCGCAAGATACCCTTCAAGCGCACGCAACGCCCGAACACCAAGCTCAAGGACACGCTACTCAAGCGCACCCTAAAAGAACTGGGCAACGAGGAGAGCGAGCAAGCCATCGAGCCAACGGGTGTCAGAGCCGAGCGCATCAAGGAAATGAAAAGAGCAATCACGCTTATTCGTGCGCTCAAACCAACAGACGCTGTGCCCCACACATGGCACGCACTAAAAGACATGGGGTAGAAATCTACCCGATGGGTGCTTGGCACTGGCTACGCCGAGCACCATCCGCAAACTAGCCAACTTAAGGAACAACAACATGGGAATTATGAAACAGATACACCTCGAAGCAGTCGATGCGTTTGAGAAGTACGAAAGAGAGACGTGCGGTCGAGTGGGACAACTGTCCGATGAACTTAGAGATATGTTCATTGAGGGTTACATCCAACGCATCTTTGACGAGATCACCGA